GCACTGTGTGGTTATTACGTACTTTTCAGTACATCCACCTAGGTTTACCTAGGATTTTGCTTCTCCTCTGTCTATTCAGACATAAAAAATGAGGGTAACACGGTTACGTTTGTCAACTTCGGACGCTCACCACCACGAAGAGTATATGGATCCCTTTCGGGTCCACTCTCTCGATGTGTGATTAGCAAGTTCCGATGGGAGACATGACTACCAAACAAGCGAATACGCCAACCTGAGCTTTCAGAATACAAAGGCAAATTATAAAGAAAGTCGATTAAATCGCCTTTCAAATTACCTTGCTTATAAGTCGCAGGTTCAATACCATACGACTCAAACTGAATTGCATCAAATTGGTTACGCTTAAACTTGCGTGGTTGCTTCCAGTCAAACGTTAGACTATGCAAATGTCCATCACCCAGTCCAGGAGGACCGGATGGGATGGGCACAGATACACAAAACTCATTTATTATTCGTCTAATCCCTAATCGAATTGTACGTGTCAGCTCGAACATTGAACCTTCTAAACCAAAATAATGGTTATGAAGGCCAACTAATCGTGCTGGTGTCATGCAATCCTTAATAAAGAAAGGACGAACATAAATGCCCGAATAATAATCTCCACCGCAAGATTCACGGAACGGTCCAGAACGATAAGACTTCTCGTTATTAACGATGAAGCCAAAATCCTCAAAGATCGTCTTCACTTGTTCATAATATTCAGTTTCGACTACCAAGTCGTCTCCGAAAATGGAACAAATATGTGAACTCCATTCTTCTCGTGGTGAATTTGTTTCCATAATTACTTTGGCAATTGAGTAAAAGAGAAGACTCTCAAGCTCAAAAGTGAAACCATTTCCCATAGAACTAAATAGCTGAAATTCTACGTTTGTTAAATTGTAGGGTTTGCAGTCATATTTAGGACTTCTCCAAGTGTTCAACAAGTTGAACCAGTCGGAAGGGAGTAAGGTATAAACTACCCAAAGTGCTATAGAATTGCTGGCCTCCTTAAGGTCTAAAGTTGCTATGCAACCATTAGATGAACCCCAACGGGCTAGGAAAGAATTTGTGCTTTGATCAGACAAATCAATCCCAACTGATCGTAATCTTGTTTTCAAATGAGAACCAATGCCCTTTTGAACTATTGAGTTCAAGACAAGTTGTTTCTCACAAGTACGATCAGTTTCAGCATTTTTCGGGACAAAGAATATCTCCCCGGAACCTACCCTACGCTCTACTCCATTTTTATAGTGTAGAAAGGCGTAGTGAGGAACTGTTTCTAATAGTTCCTCGAGTGATTCCTGAGAGACATTCAATCCGTGTATAGGTGTTACAGATAACTTGTAACGTGAAGTTGTATATTTTTTACAGCTGGTGACTTCACCTGGCCCGAACCGTAGGTCAAGGTCAGCAAG